GGTGTCCCGCCCGATTACGCCTTCTCGCTGGAGGCGCATGAACGGCTCGCCTGGCTGGTGGTGATGGCCGAGCAGGGCGATGCCTGGACCAAGGGCGGGAAGTGGGATTGGCAAGGCGCGAGGCTGATCCAGGATGCGTGACGTTTCGCTTCTCGAGTTCTTCCGCATGCTGGCGGGCGGCATCGCTCAGCACCCGGATGCCGTGCTGGCCGGGCTCACGGAGGCGGTGGGAGCGGTGCAGCGCGAAGCTCGCGACAGACTCGGCGAAGACCACATCGAAACCGCAATTGAGATCAGCGGGCTTGGCGGTGTCGCCGCGATCGGCTTCAGGGATGCCGAGGCGGGCGACGAGGCGGTGGCGCAGGAACTCCTTGGAGCGGCCGGCGCGGGGCTGGCCGAGGACGTGGCCGGCAAGCTGGCCGGCGAGGTCGTGAGGGAACTGTTCCGGAGGCAGGGTTGATCGAGGCGTTCCACATTGGCGTGGCTCTCGACATGAAGTCGAACGCCGCCGGCACTCTGTCCGGGGTCAACCGGGAGATTCTCGGCGTCCATCAGGGCGTGAGCAGGGCGACGGCGGCGCTTGGGCAGTTCCGGCTGGCGTTCGCCGGGCTCGGAGCCATGACCGTCGGCGGCGGCATCCCGACCTTCATGCGCCACATCGAGACGGCCGACGAGAGGCTGGCCCAGAGCCAGGCCATGCTGCAAGCCGCCCGCGGCGGCACCGCGGCGACGCAGGAACCGCTGGCCGAGGCGACGCGCGAGGTCCCGGCTGCGAGGGTGACCGCGGAGGCGGCGGCGATCCGTGACCTGCGGGGGGTCTTCGGCGACCTGCGGGAGGCCATGATCATGCTGCCGCGGTTGCTGCGCGAGCAGGCCCGGCGCGCGTCTTCGCCCGACGCCCGGCGTGCATTTTCGCCCGACGCCCGGCGAGCGTCTTCGCCCAACGCCCGGAGCGCGTCTTCGCCCGATGCCCGGCACACGCTTTCGCGCGACGCCCGGCACACGCTTTCGCGCGACGCCCGGCCCGCGCCTTCGCGTGACGGGACGGATGGGGGCGGGGCGTTCCTCGCGGCCAGGATAAGGGAGTTGCGGGGCGGACCGTTCAACGCCAACGGCTCAGTCAACGAGGCGCGCCAGATTTGGTGGAGTGCCAAGGGCATTCCACCCTACGCCGTCGCCGGGCAACCGGAGGCCGGCGCGCCGGGGACCAGGCAGGCCGCGGCCATCGCCGGGCAAGCCGGATTGCCGGCGCCCGGCACCTCCATCCGCGGCATGCAGGCGACGACCGTTCGCCTCCAGAACGACCGGCCATTCGTCGCCGACCCGATCCAGCTTGTTGTCGGCACGCTCATGCCCGCCCTCAAGGCACATGGCGGGGCGGCGGGCGATACCGCCGACGTGGCGCGGATCGTGGGGCGCATCGTCACCGACCGGATGGCGGGGGAGTTCGTCAGCGAACTGGCGCGCGGCATCATCATGGCTCACAAGGAAGGCAGCACCGTCAGCCCGGTCGCGCCCGGCGCCGACGTGCCCGCCGAGTGGCGGAATGCGCTCCGCTTTTGCGCCCTACGCGCGCTGGCGCCGCCGCCGGCCGCGGCCGGGGTGCGGTGGTTCGAGACGCCGCACGACGAGCACAACGATGGCCCGCGCGGTGCGCCCGTTCCGCGAACCGCGAAGACGGAGGGGGATGCGGACGCACCGTTGCCGCTGCCGAACGCTTCTTATCCGGACAGGGTTCCCTTCATCATCACCATGGACGGCCGCGAGATCGCGCGCGGGCTGGCGCGTCGGGCCGATGGCGCGCTCAGTGGCACCGGGGGCTTCGACGGCCGGCGCAACATGTTGGCAACCACCTGATGGCGGACACATACCTTGTGCTCGGCGGGTTCGTATTCACGGACCCGTTCAGCGTGCCGGAACGCATCAACGGCGGCGGACGCCAGCGCGTCGTCGTGCACAAGTTCATCGGCGGCAACCGCGTGGTGGACGCGCTCGGGCCGGACGACGACGTGATCCGCTGGCGGGGCCGCTTCCGCGGCGCGGCGGCGGTGACCAGCGCCGAGATGCTCGACGTGATGCGCCGCTCCGGCAAGGCGGTGCTGCTCTCCTACTGGACGTTCGCCTACCAGGTCGTGGTGACGCGGTTCACCTGGAGCTTCGAGCGGTTCTACGAAGTTACCTACGAGATCGAGTGCACCATCGTCCAGGACCTGCAGGCGCCGGCCTGGGCGGCGGTCGCGAACACGCTCGACAGCCTGTTCGGCGCCGACACCTCGCTGGCGGACGCCATCGGCGTCGGGGTGGCGGCGATCAACAACGCACTGGCCGAGGTGCTGACGGCGCGGGCGGCGGTGGCGGGTCTCAATAACGCCACGGCCTCGTCGGTAGCCGGCGTGATGGGGGCGGTGACGAGCGCGATCGCGGCCGCTGCGACCGCCAGCGTGGCCGCGGACGGCATTTCCGGGGCGATGGGGGGTGTGGTGGCCGGCGGCGATCCGGCGGCGATGGGAACCGACCTGGTGGCGCAGGGAGCCCAGTTTCAGACCGCCGCGGCCGGCGTGCAAACCGGCGGCGTGTTCGCGCGCATGGCGACCAACCTGGGAAGCATCTGATGGTGTCGGCGAAGACGATCACCGTGGCCGGAGGCAACCTGTTCGCCATCGCGGCGCAGCAGCTTGGCGACGCCACGCAATGGAACCGCATCGCGCAACTCAACGGCCTGTGGGATCCGTTCTTCACCGGTGTCGCAACGCTGCAGATCCCGCCGCCGGCGCAGGGCGCGCAGGCTGCGGGCACTGACGGCATCCTGGGGCTGCCATGAGCGGCACTATCGGCATTCCCGCGCCCGATGCCCGGGCGCCGCGCATCGCCATGCGGATCGACGGCCAGGACGTCCCGGGGCTGATCGAGTTCGTGGTCTGCAACAACTCGTATCGGGCGGCGGACACCTTCTCGGCGCAACTGTCGATGACCGGTTGGGGGGCAGGGGGTGCCGCGGTCGTCGGCCTGCCGCCGGCTTACGGGCCGGCGTTCTGGGCCGCTACCGACGCCATCGATTTCGAGCTGCTGGCCTGGCTGGATGGCCGCACGCCGCCGACCTCCATCATCCGCGGTCTGGTGGACCGGATCGAATTCAGCTTCGATCACACCACGATAGCGGTGAGGGGGAGGGACTATTCGAGCGGCTTCATCGACGCCAAGACCAGCGAGAAGTTCGCCGACCAGACGCTTTCGCAAATCGCGGTCACGCTGGCGGCGCGACACCCGCTACCGGGCGGCGCGGCCATGCAAGTATCGGCGACCTCGACGACGACCAAAGCCGGAGATTACTACCGGGCGGCCCACGTCGCATTAACGGATGAGGTTTCCGAGTGGACACTCCTGCAATGGCTGGCCGAGCAGGAGGGGCTTGACGTGTGGGTGGCCGGGCAAACCCTCTATGTGCAGCCGCCGCCCGGCGTGGAGGTGCCGCCGCTCGGTATCCTCTATCAGCCGCCGTCCAGCGCCGATCCTGTCGCGCAGGCGACGGCGACACAGATCAGGGTGGAGCGGGTGCTCACGCTGTCGCGCGATATCGTGGTGACGGTGCGATCATGGAACCACGGGCAGAAATGCGCGATCGAGGTGACGCGGCGGGGCACCAAGGTGCTGAACCCCGGCCAGAAGAACACCACGCAAGGACTGCCGCCGCACACTTACATCTTCACGATTCCCGGACTGACACAGGTCCAGGCCGAGCAATACGCTGCCAACAAGCTCGCCGAATTGTCGCAGCACGAGCGCGTGGTGACCGTTCCCAACCTGCCGGCGGTGCCGGACCTCACGGTGCGGCGGATGGTGCGGGTGAGCGGGACCCAGACCGCGTTCGACCAGGACTACTTCATCACCGAAATCGTGCGTCGGTTCGGCTGGAACGCCTGCTGCATGGAAATCCGCGCGACGAACAGCAGCCCCCGTCAATGAAGGCCAGGGGGCGCTCCCCCCTGGACCCCCGCCAGGTCCGGCGCGCGCCTTCGCGCGACGGGTCGGGCGACCCCTGGACCTATCTGGAGGGGAGTTGAGAGAGGGGGTGAGGTGCGGTTGAGGCATCTCCTCACCCCCTCTCTCAACTCCCCTCCAAAGAGTGGGATCCAAGGGCCTCTCGGCCCTTGGCGGGTCCAGGGCAGAGCCCTGGCCTTCAGTAACGAGGCACCACATGGACGAGTTGATGAACCTGATCCGTCGCGAGGCGGAGCGGGCCGTGCGTGCGTTGGCGGTGCCGCGCGGGGCGATCGTGAGCAGTTACGATCCGACAGCGCATGCGGTGAAGGTGACCGACCAGGTCACCGGGGCCGAAAGCAACTGGATGCCGGTGAGGCACGCCGCCGTCGGCGCCGGGTGGGGGCTGGTCTGTGGTGCGCCGATCGGAGCGCAGGCGGTGGTCGAATACCTCGGCGGCGATATCAATTGCCCGTTCGTGTCCGGCTTCCTGAACTCGGCGCCGGACACACCGCAGAATGTGCCGAGCGGGGAAATCTGGCTGCAGCACGCTTCTGGTGCGTATGTGCGGCTGGCCGATGACGGCTCGATCTACAGCAATGGCGAGTGGCATCACACCGGCGACCTGACGGTGACCGGAGAGATCACGCGGGGCTTCGGGACCGGCGATAGCGTGACGCTCGGCCAACACACGCACATGCAGCCGGCCGACAGCCACGGCGATACCGAGCGGCCAACCGACGCGCCGACAGCGGGGACTTGATGGCAGATCTCTACCACGTCTGGTCCGGTGATCTGACGCTGGCGGCGGGCGGCGACATGCTGCTGGCCACCGGCTCGGAAGCGGGGCGGCAGCGCGTGTTGCGGCGGCTGCTGACCACGCCGGGCGAATACATCTGGGAACCGGATTACGGCGCCGGGCTGCCCGGCCAGATCGGCGCGTTGACCAACAACGCCGCCATCGAGGCGATCGTGCGGACGCAGATGTTGCTTGAAGCCGCGGTCTCACAGGACCCGCCACCGACAGTGACGGTGACGCGGCCGAGCCTCGGTCTGGTGGCGATCTCGATCCAATACCAGGATGCCCAAACCGGCAACCCGGTGCTGCTGGGCTTTGATGTAACGGTGAGCGCATGAGCGGAACACTGCAAACTCAGGGCTTCACGCAGCTCGTGGCCGACCAGGCCGCGGTGGTGCAGGGGAACACCGGGCGGGCGTCGCTGGATTTGTCCGTGGGGTCGTGCTTGCTCGCCATCTTGCAGGCGTTCGCCTCCGTGGGGCTATGGCTGCAAGGGCTGATCCTGCAAGTGCTCGCCAAGGCGCGGCTGGCGACCGCCGTGGGCGCCGATGTGGACAGCTTCGTTAACGACTACAACATGACGCGGCTGCCGGCGGTCGCCGCAACCGGGCAGGAAACCTTCGCCCGCTACACCACGACGGCAACCGCACTGGTGCCGGTCGGCGGCCAAGTGCAGACGCAGGACGGGACGCAGAGTTACACCGTTGTTGCCGACACCACGAACGCGGCCTACAGCGCCTCCGTGGGCGGCTATCCGCTGGCGATCGGGCAGGCTTCGGTGGTGGCGACGGTTGCGGCCAACACGGCGGGCGCGGCCGGGAATGCCGCCATCGGCACGGTGAACACCTTCGCCTCCGGCATGCCGGGGATCGATACCTGCAGCAACGCGGCGGCCTTCGCCGGCGGGGCGGACGCGGAGACGGACGCGGCGGTGAAGGTCCGCTTCGTGGCCTACATCGCCAGCCTGGCGCGCGCCACGGTGGCGGCGATCGGCTATGCGATCACCAGCGTGCAACAGGGGCTTCTCTACACCCTGACCGAATGCGCGGACCCGTCCGGCGCGGAGCACGATGGCTTCTTCTTCGCCGTGGTGGACGACGGCACCGGATACCCGCCGTCCTCGCTGCTGACGGCGGCGGGCAACAACATCAACCTGTATCGTGCCGCCGGCATTCAGTTCGCGGTGTTCCCGCCGAGTGTGGTAACGGTGACGATTTCCTTCACCGTGACGGCGGCGAGCGGATACACGCTCGCGACGGTGGAGGCTGCCTGCCAGGCGGCGGTGGTCAATTACACCAACGGGCTGTCGGAGGGCCAGACGCTGCCGTGGAGCGGGCTCGTGCAGGCGGCGTGGGGCGCCTCCGCGGGGGTCGCCAATATCACCAACATGCTGCTGAACGGCGGCACGGGCGATCTCTCCGCCACGTCCTTGCAGGTGTTCCGCACGACGACTTCCGGTGTCACGGTGAACTGAGCGAGGCGCTGCC